GGCAGAGCCTCGAAAATCTCCCTGCGGCGGAATGGCAAAACGGTGTTCAATTTCGACCGGGGCATGGATATTCCGCCGGAGGATGAGGAAACCGAAACTGCACTGGCGATCCTGCTGAAACAGTACAACTGATTTTTCCAAAACCGAATCCCACAAGCCGGAGCCGAAAGGCTCTGGCGGTCGTACACCTGATTTTTGTTCGTGTATGGTACACAAGAAAACGTAGAAATTTCGACGTTTTTTCTGCCCATTTAGCCGCTTGCTATTCTTGAATTTGTATGGTAATATGGTTACAATGGGAACGGAATCTCGATTACAAAACTGCCCCTTGAGGGCATTAAAATAAATGATGCAGACTTGCTTTTTGGCAGGTCTTTTTTATTGGGGGGTGAGAACAATAGCAAGATTTAAACCGACCCGTTTTATGGCGGAGGATTCCAAGTATAACAAAAAGGCGGCAGACTATGCCGTCTCTTTTATTGAATGCCTCAGCCACACCAAAGGCACCTGGGCAGGGAAGGAATTTGAACTGCTGGACTGGCAGGAACAGATAATCCGTGACCTGTTTGGGGTTCTGAAACCGAACGGCTATCGGCAATTCAACACTGCCTACATTGAAATTCCGAAGAAAAATGGTAAGTCGGAACTTGCCGCCGCTGTTGCACTTTTGCTTACCTGTGGCGACGGTGAGGAAAGAGCTGAAGTTTACGGTTGTGCCGCCGACCGTCAACAGGCTGCCATTGTATTTGATGTGGCGGCGGATATGGTGCGGATGTGCCCTGCCCTTTCCAAGCGAGTGAAGATTCTGACCTCACAAAAACGCATCGTGTACATTCCTACAAACAGCTTTTATCAGGTGCTTTCCGCCGAGGCATACAGCAAACACGGCTTCAATATCCACGGGGTTGTGTTTGATGAGCTTCATACGCAGCCGAACCGAAAGCTCTTTGATGTCATGACCAAAGGTTCCGGTGATGCCAGAATGCAGCCGCTTTACTTTCTTATCACCACGGCAGGAACAGATACAAATTCTATTTGCTATGAAGTACATCAGAAAGCAAAAGATATTCTGGAAGGCAGAAAACATGATCCGACTTTCTATCCGGTTATCTATGGTGCAGATGAATCAGAGGACTGGACGGATCCGAAGGTTTGGAAAAAAGCAAATCCAAGTCTGGACAAAACCATCGGAATGGATAAGGTGGTGGCTGCGTGTAATTCTGCAAAGGAAACTCCCGGCGAGGAAAATGCGTTTCGGCAGCTAAGACTCAATCAATGGGTAAAACAGGCAGTGCGTTGGATGCCGATGGAGAAATGGGATAAATGCAAGGTTACTTTTGATGAAGAGATACTTGACGGGCGTGTTTGCTATGGTGGACTTGACCTTTCCTCTACAACGGATATTACAGCTTTTGTCTTGGTATTTCCTCCAACAGAAGACGATGAACATTATTACATTTTGCCTTACTTCTGGCTGCCGGAAGAAACATTGCCACTTAGAGTAAGACGTGACCACGTTCCATATGATATATGGGAACGGCAAGGCTACTTGAAAACCACTGAGGGAAATGTTGTCCATTATGGTTTTATCGAGAACTTCATCGATGAACTGGGGCAGAAATTTCACATCAAAGAAATAGCATTTGACCGCTGGGGTGCAGTGCAGATGTCACAGAATCTGGAGGGACTTGGATTCACGATGGTACAATTCGGGCAAGGCTACAAAGATATGTCACCACCGACCAAAGAACTGATGAAGCTGACCTTGGAACAGACGCTTGCACACAACGGACATCCTGTTTTGAGGTGGATGATGGACAACATCTTCATTCGCCGTGACCCTGCCGGAAACATCAAGCCGGACAAAGAAAAATCCACAGAGAAGATTGACGGTGCGGTTGCCATGATTATGGCTCTTGACCGTGCAATTCGCTGTGGATGTGCTTCTGATGAGTCGGTTTATGATTTGAGGGAGATGCTGGTGTTATAGGTTTGATTATCTTTGCAAACTGGAATTTATTGGTGTGGTTTATACCAAATATCTATTTCTTCTTTTTCTGGAATTTCAAACAGAGAAGAAACTTTATTTAGTAATCCCTCATTAACATAAAAACTTGATCCGCCATTTCCAGATATGACTTCATTATTTCTTTTTTCAATATTTTCATACCAAGTCTTATCATCAATATCAATATAATGCATTTCTACCAAAACCCCATTATTTTCTCCATATCTTTTTATTTCTTTCCTGTTTTCTTTCGTCCAAAATCCCCAATCTAAAATTACAGTGCATCCTGCATTTACAATTTCCACTGCTTTTTTTCTTAAATATAAATTAACTCTTATAGCAAATTCATCATAGCCGTCACCTTGTTGATTATTTGTTAAATCATAGGTTACTTCATCTGTAGATAAAATCACAGCATGCTCTTGTTCTTTTAATCGATTAGCATAATATGTTTTACCACAACCAATCTTTCCACATATACAAAGTAATTTTGCCATAACACACCTCACTTACAAATTCCGATTTGTAGAGCAACTGCTCTGCATTCTGTTTAGCATATTATACCACACCCTTGTCCCTAAAGTCAAGAAAGGAGTTTGATTCTCATGGGTATTTTCACAGGACTATTCAAGTCCAGAGATAAGCCGACCAACAGCTATGATTCACCATCCTACACATATTTTTTCGGACGAGCGAACAGCGGAAAACGTGTCACCGACAGAACAGCCTTGCAGCATATTGCAGTTTATGCCTGCGTGCGTGTGCTGTCAGAAGCAATTGCACAGCTGCCACTGCATTTGTATAAATACAACGATAGCGGAAAAGAGCGAGTGCCACAGCACCCGCTTTACTTTTTGCTCCACGACCAGCCAAATCCCGAAATGACTTCATTTGTTTTCAGGGAGACCTTAATGTCCCACTTACTGATTTACGGTAATGCCTATGCACAGATCATCCGAAACGGCAGAGGTGATGTTTTGGGATTGTATCCGCTAATGCCGGATAAGGTCAGAGTAGACCGTGATCAGCGAAACCGTCTGGTCTACATCTACAGCCGCTACGATGAAGCCAATCCAAACCTGAAACAGCAGGGCGATATTGTCCTGCAGGCAGAAGATGTGTTGCACATTCCCGGACTTGGGTATGACGGCTTGGTGGGATATTCTCCCATTGCTCTTGCGAAGAATGCAATCGGTATTTCCCTCGCCTGCGAAGACTATGGTTCTACCTTTTTCGCCAACGGTGCCAGTCCATCCGGTGTATTGGAACATCCGGGTGTCATTAAAAATCCGGAACGGGTACGAGATGCATGGCAGCGTGCCTATGGCGGTTCTAACTCGCATCATACCGCAATTTTGGAAGAGGGCATGAAATACACGCCTATTTCCATTCCCAATAATGAAGCACAGTTTCTGGAAACCAGAAAGTTTCAGGTAGAGGAAATTGCCCGGCTGTATCGAGTGCCGCTCCATATGATCGGTGACTTAGACCATGCAACATTCAGTAACGTGGAACATCTGTCATTGGATTTCGTGAAGTACAGTCTTGACCCATGGATTGTTCGTTGGGAACAGGGACTACAAAAGGCATTGCTTTCCGATTCGGAGAAAGGCAAGTATTTCATCAAATTTAATGTTGAGGGGCTCTTGCGTGGTGATTACGCATCGAGAATGCAAGGATATGCTACCGCACGACAAAATGGCTGGATGTCTGCTAACGATATTCGTGAACTGGAAGATATGAATATGATTCCTGCCGAAGAAGGCGGAAATCTCTATCTTGTAAATGGTTCATTTACAAAGCTTGCTGATGCAGGTGCATTTGCAAAGAAAAATGAAAAGGAGGAAACGACCCATGAAGAATAATCGTTTTTGGAACTGGGTATGCAATGAAGAAACCGGTGCATCGGAGATGTATTTGTACGGTGCCATTGCGGAGAGTACCTGGTTTGAAGATGTGCGCTCGGATAGGGTGTAAGTAAATGTGAAATTGGTAACACACAGAATAGGTAATTCTGTAAGCGACCCAACTAACCGAAAGGCGAAAGCTGATACGAGAACATAGCACGTTGGGGAAGCGGTAAGTTTCTTAAAGGCAATCAAGAACGACTGAACCGCAACGCTAAGCAGATAAAAGGATAAAACTGTATTTGTTGAATGTGAGTTTCAAGTCCCAGTTAACCAATGGTTAAGGAAATTTGCCTGATACCTTAAATATGAATGCGATTTATTATCATCTCCAATAAATTATTGCCTCAATATTCATATGACGTGCAAGAGAACTTGTGCAAACGAAACGAAAGCATATCCGACAATCTGCAACCAGTTATTTACACTAACCGAGGATACCCTAAAGGTCAATGCTGAAAAGCTATGATTTAAGAATCTGAATATGACCCAAGGGTACGGAGTTTCCATAGTAGTCCGAGGACGGTAACACCGTCTGCATGGCGAAGGGAAACAGTTGTTATGGTCAAAAATGAAGAAAGTTAGGGAGGAAAACCTCAATGGCTGAAATGCAACCAACAACCGAAATTTTGACGAGAATAAGCAAAAACTCATTGAACAATAAAGATGAAGTGTTTACACGTCTGTTCAGATATTTATTACGGGAAGATATATGGTTTGAAGCATACAGAAATCTGTATGCAAATAATGGTGCATCAACAAAAGGTGTAAATGATGACACTGCCGACGGCTTTAGTGAAAGAAAAATACAGAAAATCACAGAACAGCTGAAAAACGGCAAATTTAATCCAACGCCGGTAAGACGCACATATATACAAAAAAAGAATTCTGATAAAATGCGTCCACTTGGTATTCCGACATTTACAGACAAACTTGTACAGGAAGCTGTACGCATGATTTTAGAAGCAGTATATGAACCTATATTTCATGAATGTTCTCATGGTTTCAGACCAAACAGGAGCTGTCATACTGCTTTAAAAAGTCTGCGTATGAAATTCACAGGTGCAAAATGGTTCATAGAGGGTGACATCAAGGGCTGTTTTGACAATATTAACCATGATGTACTGATAGGAATACTGAACAAAAAAATCAAAGACGCAAGATTAATACAGCTTATTCAACAATTTCTGAAAGCAGGCTATCTTGAAGACTGGATATATCACAGGACATACAGCGGTACACCGCAGGGAGGAATCATTTCTCCCATACTGGCAAATATCTATCTGCATGAACTGGATAAGTTTGTAGAAAATCTAAAAGAGGAATTTGATAAACCGAGCAAAGAAAAGTATACTCTCGAATACCGAAAAGCAAAATATCAGACAGAAAAAGCACGAAAAGCAATCAGAGAGTGCGACCCACAGGATTATGAGCGAAAAAAACAGCTAATTAAAAATTTGAAAGCAGTCCGCAGTGTTCAGCTTAAAACTCCATGCAAATCACAGACAGACAAAAAAATTCAATATATTCGTTATGCTGATGATTTTATTCTATCAGTAAATGGAAGTCGTGAAGAATGCATCGAAATAAAAAAGAAGCTGTCACAATACATCAGCGAGGTGCTTAAAATGCAGCTCAGTGATGAGAAAACGCTGATAACTCACAGCAGTAATCATGCAAGATTTTTAGGTTACGACATCAGTGTAAGAAGAAATGCCAAAATTAAAAGCAAAAATGGCGGAGTTTCATTGAGAACATTGAATAATAAGGTTGAACTTTTAATTCCATTAAAGGAAAAAATCAACCGTTTCATGTTCGATAAAGGTGTCATCTTTCAAAAAAAGGATGGCTCTCTGTTTCCTACTCATCGCAGCTATATGATACATATGTCAGACCTTGAAATCATATCAACATACAATTCAGAGCTGAGAGGAATCTGCAATTATTACAATTTAGCAAGTAATTACTGCCAATTGCGTTACTTTGCTTATCTAATGGAATATAGCTGTCTGAAAACACTGGCGGCAAAACATAATACCAAGATTTCAAAGATAATAGCAAAGTTTAAAGACGGAAAAGGCGGATGGGGAATCCCATACGAAACTAAAAGCGGTAAAAAACGCTGTTATTTTGCTAAATACTCTGATTGCAAAGACTCAAAAGATGGTACGGACAATATCTCAAACGCAGCCGTAATATATGGCTATTCAAGAAATACACTTGAAGAACGCTTAAAAGCAAAGGTTTGCGAACTGTGTGGGGACACAAATGCAGAATACTATGAAATTCATCACGTTCATAAAGTGAAAGACCTGAAAGGTAAAAACGATTGGGAACGTGCAATGATAGCCAAAAGGCGAAAAACATTGGTGTTATGCAGGAATTGCCACCATAAAGTTCATAATCAATGAGTTGATTTTATTTTATATAACAATGGAGAGCCGTGTACTCCGAGAGGGGTAAGCACGGTTCGGTGAGGGGTCTGTATAAACCTACTATGGAAACATAGCAAGGCGATACTTTCCTACTCTACGAAGTGACACCTGCCCTTTTCCGTGACGAACTTTCAAAAGTCAGCGGAAATCTGACAGTCTGGCTGAACTCGCCGGGCGGCGACGTTTTTGCTGCAAGTCAGATTTATTCCATGCTGAAAAATCACAAAGGCAAGGTTACCGTGAAAATTGACGGTATTGCTGCATCAGCGGCTTCTGTTGTGGCAATGGCAGGCGATGAAACTTTAATTGCACCAACTGCCCTAATGATGATCCATGATCCCAGCACTTGTGCTATGGGAAACAAGGCAGATATGGAAAAAGCTATCATCTTGCTCGATGAAGTCAAAGAGAGCATTATCAACGCCTACGAAACCAAGTCCCACCTCAGCAGAAACAAGATTGCAAAGCTGATGTCCGATGAAACATGGCTCAATGCAAAAAAGGCTCATGAGATGGGATTTGTGGACGGAATTCTGTTTGCAGAGAAGAAAATGCCTGTTGTTCCCAAAGAGGAAGAACCGGATGAAGAAGAAAAAGAAGATACACTGACCGCAATGACCTATTCCAAATCGAAGAATCTATCTGCATTCTTATCCAAAGTATCTGCATCAGCAGAATCTGTTACAGGCACACCCATTGACCAGCTTGAAAAAAGGCTGGCACTTTTGAAATATTGATTGGAGGAATTGATTATGGCTATGACAATTCAGGAACTGAGAGAAAAGAGAAAGAAGGCTTGGGACACTGCCCGTGATTTTCTCGACAGCAAGAGAAATGCAAACGGCGTTCTCAGTGAGGAAGATTCCAAGACTTACGATGCAATGGAACAGACCATTGTCGATCTTGGCAAGGAAATTCAGCGTCTGGAACGACAGGCTGAAATTGAAGCTGAAATGAACAAGGCAACTTCCACTCCTGTTCTCGGCAAACCTGCAACTCCGAATGTAACGGAAAAGACAGGTACAGCAAGCGACAATTACAAAACGGCATTCTGGAACAGTATCAGAAACCGCAACTGGATCGATGTCCACGATGATTTGCACATTGGCACAGACGCAGAGGGTGGCTATCTTGTTCCAGATGAGTTTGAACGAAAACTGGTGGAATCATTGGAGGAAGAGAGCATTTTCCGCCAGATGGCAACGGTTATCAAAACTTCCAACGGCGACCGCAAGATTCCGATTGTGACTTCCAAGGGCGAGGCTGTCTGGATGGACGAGGAACAGCAGTATTCTCTTTCTGATGATACATTTGGGCAGGCATCGCTTTCCGCATATAAGCTTGGAACAGCAATTAAAATTTCAGAAGAACTTTTGAATGATTCTGTTTTTGACCTGCCGTCCTACATTGCAAAGGAGTTCGCAAGAAGAATCGGTTCTAAGGAAGAAGAGGCGTTCTTCGTTGGTGATGGCAAGGGAAAACCGACCGGCATTTTTAATGCTACAGGCGGTGCGGAAGACGGCACTTCCACCACAGGTGCAAGCATTACATTTGATGATGTGATGGAACTTTTCTACTCCCTCAGAAGTCCGTACCGCAAGAAAGCTGTATGGGTGCTCAACGATTCCACAGTGAAGGCACTTCGCAAGCTGAAGGATAACACAGGCAATTACATCTGGAATCCGTCCGTGCAGGCAGGTGTGCCGGATACAATCCTCAATCGTCCTTACAAGACATCCAGCTATGTGCCGGAAATCAAGGCAGGCAACAAGTGCATGGCATTCGGTGACTTTAGCTATTACTGGGTGGCTGACAGACAGGGACGTTCTTTCAAGAGACTGAATGAACTCTTTGCCATGACAGGTCAGGTTGGTTTTCTTGCAAGTCAGAGACTTGACGGAAAGCTAATTCTTCCAGAAGCTATCAAGACACTTACCATCAAGAAAGCGTAATCAGAGAAAGGGGTTGGAGTGGGTGGTAACTTTACAGGAAGTCAAGCAGTATCTGCGGATTGATTTTGAAGATGACGATACATTGTTGCTCTCCCTTATTTCAACTGCAAAACAGCTGGTAATGGATGTGGGAAGAATGGACGAGGAACGCTTTTCAGAAAACGAAGATGTGGTACGAACAGCGATGCTCTACACGGTTTCTTATCTCTATGAAAACCGCAATACTGCAGACTTTTCCAAGCTGACGTTAACGCTTCGTGCCATGCTGTTTGCACAGCGAGAGGATGTGATTTGATGGAAATTGGAACACTCAATCAGAGAATCGCCTTTCTGGAGAATCGTGTCGTTACCGATGAAATTGGCAATCACACCGCTGTGTGGGACGAAGCTTTTTCCTGCTTGGCAAGAGTGACTTTGAAATTTTCTGTGGAGCATACGGATGCTGGTGTGACCAAAGAAACACAAACGCTGGAATTCCTCATTCGGCAAAGTCGAAACTGGATGCCGTCTGTAACAGGCAACCGAATCTTGTTTCAGGGAAATATTTATGACATCACCGGTATTACACCGGATTATCTGCACAAGGATTATCTGAAAATTACTGCAGAAGCCAGAAAGGCAGGACAAAATGACCAGTATTGACAATCTTGCAGCGGAAATCATGCAGGGCTTGCAAGAATATGCAGACCTTGCAGATACCGCCATGAAAAAGGCTGTCCGGAAAACCGCCACGCAAGTGAAAAACGAGATTTCCGCCAATGCTCCGAAGGACACCGGAAAATATGCAAAAAGCTGGGCAACGAAAAAGACTGGCGAAAACAGTCACTCTTTGGAGATAACTGTCCACAGTAAGAATCGCTATCAGCTGGCACACCTTTTGGAAAAGGGACACGCTAAGCGTGGCGGTGGACGTGTATCCGGCAAACCGCATATTGCTCCTGCGGAAGAAAACGGTGTACAGTTGCTGGAGCATTTAATCGAGGGGGCTTTGTCATGACCTACGAACAGATCGCAGAAATGATGGAAGAGATGGGACTGCCTTTCGCCTACCATCATTTCGCCGAGGGTGAAAGTCCCGCACCGCCTTTTTTGCTGTTTTTATCTCCTGGAGAAAATACATTTTCAGCGGATAATCAAATGTATTTTAGTTTTAAGATGCTGGATATTGAACTTTACACAGATGTTAAGAATCTTGAACTGGAAAAGCAGATTGAAGAGGTTCTGAAACGTCATGAGATTTACTACACAAAATCAGAAGTCTGGATAGAGTCGGAAAGGCTCTATGAAGTGCTTTACGAAACGGAGGTTTAAGTCCTATGGCAAACAAAAAGAACAAGGTCAAATTCGGTTTGACCAATGTACACTACGCTAAAATCAAGGACTGGGTAACCGATGCCAGCGGAGCCAATCTGACACCGGTCTATGTGGATCCGGTGCGTCTGCCGGGTGCGGTTTCCATTTCCATTGATGCAAACGGCGAAAACGAAAATTTTTATGCCGACGACATCGTATACTACGTAATTTCCAACAATTCTGGCTATGAAGGTGATTTGGAAATCGCCTTGATTCCTACAGATTTCTCTACAGATATTCTGGGAGAGATCCTGGACAGCAACGGTGTTTTGGTGGAACGAAATGATGATGAGGTATCACAGTTTGCGTTGCTGTTTGAATTCACCGGAGATAAGCGGAAGATTCGCCATGTTCTCTATTGCTGTTCCGCTTCCCGTCCAGCAACAGAGGGACAGACTACCGAGGACAGCAAGGAAGTAAAGACTGAAACCATCTCCATCAAGGCTTCGGCACTGCCGAACGGTCTGGTAAAGGCAAAGACCTGTGAATCCACAGATGCTTCTACTTATGATGGCTGGTACAAGAACGTATACACACCGGCAGTCGGAACGGCTTCCAAGACCACTGTGAAAGCGTAAGGAGGGTGCAGTATGGCAATTCAGAAGAACATCACCATTGATGGTATTGATGTGCCGTTTAAGGCAAGTGCAGCAGTCCCCAGACTGTATCGCTTGAAATTTCGCAGAGATATTTATCAAGACTTTGCGGCACTGCAAAAGTCTGTGGGAGAAAATACAGAGAAATCTTCCGCACTGGACATTGAAAGCCTTGAGGTATTTGAAAACATCGCCTATATCATGGCAAAACACGCCGATGCAGCCATTCCGGCATCGTCGGACGAATGGCTGGAGCAGTTTAACACGTTCAGTATTTATGAGATTTTGCCGCAACTGATCAATCTTTGGGGTTTGAACGTAGAAACACAGGTTCAGTCTAAAAAAAACATCGCCCGATTGACCGACCGATGACCACACCGCTGTTTTTGTTGCGGTGCGTTCAGCTTGGTTTGTCAATGGGCGATTTGGATTTTCTGACCATTGGTCTGGTGAATGATATGTTCACCGAACGGGAGAATGACGATTGTCATTATGATGTGATGGCAGATCAGAGGGATTTTGATGCGTTTTGATTACAAGTCATTTTCCTGTATTCTTTTTTGAGCAATGCCGTATACTTCTTCATCGGCTCTGGCACCAATTACAATAATCAGCATCTTATCATTTTGCTTGACAACTTTGTATACGACTCTAAGACCTGCACTTTTCAGTTTGACTTTCAGAAAGCCAGTTAGATCATTGCCGTTTTTGTTTCCAAGCGGTTTCCCATATCCGCCTTCATAAACAGGAAGCGGATTTTGTTTCACTTTCTTGATTGCTTTTAAGACCAGTATTCTTTGACTTCCGTCAAGCGATTTTAAATCACTTTCGGCTTCCGGCAGATATTCTACTTCCCAATTCATTCAAATTCTACCTCATCAAAGTCGGATAAATCGTCGTCTGTGATTCCGAGGTCTTTCATAACTTTTTCTTCCGGAATCGTTTCTTCCGGATTGAATTTTTCCATTCGTTTTACAGCCAGAGTGAGTAAGCGGGCATCATTCACTTCATCCATCAGGCTGACATATTCATCCGGAGAAAGAAGCACACATTCCGGTGCATTATTTTTCATAACAACTTTTGCACCGCTGTTTTTGACATCCTGAAAAATTTTTCCTGCAAGTCCACGATTGAACTGCGAAATAGAAATGGTATTTTGAATTGCTGCAATAATATTCATACGCTACACCTCCACTTATAGTATACGTCATTTTTACATAAATGTCAATAGATTTACTGATAAAAAAGCTGATAATTTTTTAGAACTGAGGTGATTACATGGCAAACCGCATCAAAGGCATTACCGTAGAAATCGGCGGTGATACCACCAAGCTATCCAAAGCCCTGGAAGTTGTCAATCGGGACATCAAGGGGACACAGACACAGCTGAAAGATGTCCAGAAGCTGCTGAAGCTTGATCCCACCAACACAGAACTCCTATCCCAGAAGCACAAGCTGCTGGCAGATGCGGTGTCTGCCACCAAGGAAAAGCTGGAAGTACTGAAAACTGCGGCAGAACAGGCAAATACGGCTCTTGCGAATGGTGAAATCTCACAGCAGCAGTATGATGCTTTGCAGCGTGAGATCATCGAAACCGAAAACGAACTGAAACGCCTGACCACAGAAGCAAACAATTCTCACACCGCCTTGGAAAAGATGGGCGTTCTGGGAGAAACGCTGCAGTCCGCCGGGGATAAGATTTCCGGTGTAGGACAAAAGCTGCTGCCGGTCACCGCTGGTGTCACGGCTCTGGGAACCATTGCCGTGAAAACCGGTGCGGATTTCGATTCCGCCATGTCAAAGGTGGCAGCTGTTTCGGGTGCGACCGGTTCAGAGATGGATGCTCTCCGGGAAAAAGCACGTGAAATGGGCAGTAAAACGAAGTTCTCTGCAAGTGAGGCAGCGGATGCTATGAACTACATGGCTATGGCAGGCTGGAAGACCAGCGATATGCTCAGCGGTATCGAAGGCATCATGAATCTTGCCGCCGCCAGTAGTGAAGACTTGGCATCTACTTCGGACATTGTCACGGATGCTCTGACCGCTTTCGGTTTGTCTGCCTCGGACAGCGGACACTTTGCGGATATTCTGGCAGCGGCATCAAGCAATGCCAATACCAACGTCAGCATGATGGGCGAAACTTTCAAGTATGCCGCTCCGGTGCTGGGTTCTTTGGGATACTCAGCTGAGGATTCTGCCATTGCCATCGGACTGATGGCAAACGCCGGTATCAAATCTTCACAGGCTGGTACAGCACTGCGTTCCGCTATCACCAATCTGGCAAAGCCGACAGGCACGGTAGCATCTGCCATGGAACAGTACGGCATTTCTCTGACGGATAGTTCCGGCAAGATGTATTCTCTGCGGGAACTCATGGAACAACTCCGACAGAAATTGGGCGGATTGTCTGAGGCAGAACAGGCACAGGCGGTTGCCTCACTGTTTGGCAAAGAGGCCATGTCCGGTATGCTGGCAATCATCAACGGTTCACCGGCGGATTTTGAAAAACTATCCAATGCCATTGACACCTGTTCGGATACAGTAGACGGTTACAATGGTACGACCGAAAAAATGGCGGCGGTCATGCAGGATAACCTTGCCGGACAAGTAACCATCTTGAAGTCCCAGCTGGAAGAGTTGGCGATTTCCTTTTCTGACATCCTGATGCCTACCATTCGCTCCATTGTTTCCCGTATTCAGGAACTGGTGGACAAGCTGAACCAATTAGACCCGCAGACCAAAGAAACCATTGCAAAAATTGCACTGGTGGCTGCTTCTCTGGGTCCGATGCTGGTGGTGCTGGGAAAGACCATTTCCAGTGTGGGGACGGTCTTTTCCGCAGTGTCCAAACTGCCTGCCCTTTTCTCTACTGTGCAAGGTGGCATTGGAGCCATTACCGGAGCGTTGGGCGTGTCACTTGGTTCGCTGCTCGCCATTATCGCAGCTGTTGCCACTTTGGTGGCTGCCTTTGTGCATCTCTGGAAAACCAATGACGAATTCAAAAGCAATATCATCGCCATCTGGGAGCAAATCAAAAGCACCTTTACTGGATTGACACAGGGCATCACTGACCGGCTAAATGCTCTGGGATTCGACTTTGAGAGTTTCACCGATGTGCTGAAAGCAGCATGGGATGAACTGTGCAATCTGCTGGCTCCTATTTTTGAAGGTGTCTTTCAAAACATCTCCAACATCTTTTCAGAGTTTACTGGCGTTCTTCTGGGGCTGCTGGATGTTCTGATTGGTCTGTTTACTGGTGACTGGGAGCAGTGCTGGGACGGCATCAAGGGGATTTTTACGTCTATTTGGAATTTCATTGTCAACACGTTTCGCAATATCATGAATACCCTGAAAGGTATTGCAGATGTGGTGCTGGGGTGGTTCGGAACAAGCTGGAACGAAGTCTGGACTTCCATCAAAACATTTTTCGTGGATACATGGAACAGCATCGCTTCCTTCTTCACAGGAATCGTTACCGGAATCCGGGACTTTTTCGTCAACACCTGGACGTCCATTTCCAACACCTTCACCACCATTGTCACTGCCATTCAGACGGTGGCAACGACCGTATTTACAGCGATTCAGGATTTCTTCACCACCATTTGGACAGGAATCTACAACTTTTTCAGCACGATTTTCAATGCCATTTACACTGTGGTTTCTACGGTATTTCAGGCGATTCATAACGTCATTACGACCGTTTGGAATGCCATTTACACCACCTTAGAACCGCTGATCACGGCATTTGGTTATCTGTTTCAGACGATTTTTGAAGCCATCCAAATCATTGTGGGCAGAGTGATGGACTGGATCTCGGAGAAGATCAGTGCCATTTGGAATGCAATCGTGACATTTTTAACGCCGATTTTAGAAGGTATCCGAACGACATTTGAAACCATCTGGAATGCCATTTCTACTACAATTTCCACGGTCTTAACGGCAATTCAAGATGTGGTGACTACGGTTTGGAATGCGGTATCTGGTTTCATTTCTTCTGTTTTGTCAGCAATCTGGAATGTGGTTTCTTCCATCTGGAACAGCATCTTCGGCACGATTTCCAGTGTGATGAATGCTATTTTTTCTGTGGTATCGTCTATCTGGAATCAGATTTCTTCTGCGGTTTCCAATGTTCTGAATGCTATCCGGTCGGTGGTATCCAACGTCTGGAACAGCATCAAGAGCACCATTTCCAACGTGATGCAGAGCATTTCTTCTACGGTGTCCAGCATCTGGGACAACATTCGTTCTGCGGTTTCCGACAAAATCAGCGGCATCAAGTCCACCATTCAGAATGGGTTTGATGCCGCTGTGGGATATATCAAGGGACTGGCGTCCGATGCCTGGAACTGGGGACGGGATATCATTCAGGGAATCATTGATGGCATTCAGAGTGCCATCGGCTGGCTGGCGGACTGCGTCACCAATGTTGCCGATACCATTCGGGATTTCCTGCACTTCTCTGTTCCGGACAAAGGGCCGCTGACAGACTACGAGAGTTGGATGCCGGACTTTATGAAAGGACTGGCAAAGGGCATCGACAAGAGCAAGAAGTATGTGGAGAAAGCCGTGGGCGGTGTGGCGAAAGCCATGCAGCTGACCATGGATTCTGGTTTGAATTACAGCTTGCATGGAATCTCCGGAGCAATGCTGCCCGACAGTTCCGGTGGGACGGTGAACAATTATTACAACACGGACAATCGAAAGACAGTGAATCAGACCAATCAATCGCCGAAGGCATTGTCACGGTTGGAGATTTATCGGTTGACACGGAATGCGTTGAATGTGTAGAGTGGTAAACTGGAATTTATCGAATGATTCGCTTTGACAAAAAATACTTGCATAATTTAGGATTTTTATCTTCTCGAATGAATTCAACGATATATCCAAGTTTCTTATAGAATTCCGGTGCTTGAAATCCAAATGTCGTGAGTGTAATTTTATCATATCCTGCATTTTGAAATGTTTCCTCAACTGCTGAAACAAGTTTACTTCCATATCCACATTTTCTGTGAGCTTTATGTATAATCAAATCACCTATATGCACCTCATTATAATATGCACGACCTGTAATAACACCCACTATCTCACCATCATCGCTTTCCGCAATAAAACAGAATTCATTATAATTCAAATCAACATTATTCTGTTCAGCATAGGATAAGAATTCTCCATTGATAAAGTTGCCTATTCTGTTATCTTCTTCAATCATACGTTTTATATTCATCTTTAACAACCTCGTCTCTAAATTAAATATCATAATTCGTCACACAAATTCCGATTTACAGGGCTAATGCCCCTATCATTTTTATCTATTATATCACACCCCACCAGAAAAAGCAAGGAGGTATCCCATGTATTTCACCCTTATCCTCGAAAATGAATCCGGCGAACAAGTGAACCTATCCACCACCGCCAACCAATACATGACCTCCAAAATCGAAGGTCTGAATCCGCCTGCCGGAACGATTTCCACTTCTTCTTACGCAGGCATGAACGGCAGCTACCTGAACAACGCTTTCATCGAAAAGCGAAACGTGGTCGTTTCTTTTGCCATGCGTGGCATTGGCATCGAGAAACGGCGGCATCAGCTGTATCATGTGGTCAAACCGTCCCGATACATCAAAATCTGGTACAAGACAGTAAACATCGATGTCTATGCCGAGGGGTATGTAGAAACTTGCGAGGTAGAGCATTTTGAGCAGCAGATCAGCGGACAGATCTCCATTCTCTGTCCGGACATTTACTGGTACAGTCGGGATATTTTCTATGCCTATTACAGCGGCATCACCGGAGCATTTCACTTTCCTTTTCCAGAAAGTGATGACCCGTTTCCTTTGGGCGTGTATTCCAACAGCAACCTGTTCTCTATCACCAATGACGGGGATGAAACCGGATTCACACTGCGAATCGAGGCACTGCCCAGCGACATTTCGCAGGAAGTGGTGGCAGTGACTCCGACCATCTACAATGAAAACGGCGAATATCTGCAAATCAAAGGCGATATTCTGACCGGTGATGTCATTACGGTTACCACGAAAACCGGAAACAAAACTGTCACGCTGACACGCAACGGCGTGGACAGCAACATCCTGAACCGGCTGGTTTCTGGCTCTACTTGGCTGACCTTGAAAGAAGGCACAAATATCTTTCGGGTCGAGGCAGTTCGTGGGGTGAAAAAGCTGCGTGTGACATTGATGCACCGCAATTCCTATCTGGGGGTGTGAGAAATGCAGTTGGAAATTTACAGCTTGATAGCTTTGAAAGATCAGATTTCTGTGTCACTGGAAGCCATCTGCGACAGTTATTCTTCGCTCTTATGGGACATTGAGTTCTACCAGTGCGGCTGCTTTGAGGTGTATATCGCTGCTAGTCCGCAGAATGTATCCATCTTTCAGCGTGGCAGAATTGTGGCGAGGAGTGATGATGCACAGCACTTCGGCATCATTGAGTCCCTGCAATTGGAAACCGATGCCGAGAAAGGCGATTATCTGACAGTCACCGGACGGTTTATTGCCTGTCTGCTGGAACGAAGAATCATCTATCCCACCATCACCGCAAACGGCAGCTATGAGGACATCGTCCGCAAGGTGCTGTCCCGCAATGTCATCTCCGCCGGAATCCGCAATCTGCCCGGCTTTTCCATGGGAACAGTATCCGGTGACTGCTGGCAGAACACCGCACGAATGCAGGTCAGCTATGACAACATCTTAGAATGGCTGTACAGCCTTTGTGAAACCATCGGCGGTTCGGCAAATGTGCGGCTGGATGGAAATGCACTGAAATGCGACCTGTTTTCCGGAACAGACCGCAGTTTGTTGCAGGATGAAAACCCCCACATCGTATTCTCCGATGCGTACAACAATCTGCTGTCCTTTTCCTATGCAGCGGACGATGCCGTGCAGAAAAACTTCGCCTATGTGCTGGGCTGCGGTGAGGGCAGTGCCAGAAAACGCACGACCTTCTGTTCCGGTACAGAGCCGACCTATCTTGACCGCTATGAGGTGTATGTGGATGAGCGAAACACCGCACAGGAAGAAGATGTGACGGATGCGGAATATCTGGAAATTTTGAAAAGCAGCGGTGCAGAACATCTGGTGCAGCCAAAAACGGCATCAGAATCTGCCATCGCTGCTTTTTCCACCCAGTATCAGTACAACAAGGATTATTTTGTGGGCGACTATGTGACTGTGGAACAGAGAAGATTCGGCTTGATTCAGCCTCGAATTCAGCTGATCGGCATGGTGGAGAGTTTCGACCAGAACGGCAGAAGTCTGACACCGACTTTCAAAGAAACGGAGTGATATTCATATGTCTTTTTCTTATGGATTTTTTAACGCACAAAACCTTGACCGGGTGTATACCGCAGAGGATTTCACGGCATATCTGTCCAGCCTGATTTGCAATGGAATTCTGGATACTTACCGGCAGTGTTTTGCACCAACGGCCAAAAATTTATCCGTTACATTCGGAACGGGCAAGGCGTGGATCGATGGACACTATTTTATCAGTGATACCCTGCATACCATCGACCTTTCTTCCTATGTAGATGAATCTCTGAATCGTTATGTGGCGATCGGAATCTACTGTGATCGTTCCACTCGAACCTGTGGCATTCGGATTCTCCCCGGAACAGCTGCTAACGACCCTGTTATTCCCACCTTTACCAACAACAATGTGACCACCTATTTGACCTTGGCAGCAGTTCGACTGCGAGCCGGAGCAACAGAACTGATAGCAGAAGATGTGTTGGATTATCGTGCAGATGAGAGCAAATGCGGATACTGCAAGTGCATTCTTGGCAAATGCAGAGTGACGGAGATGCTCGCTGAAATGGCAAAGACAAATGCCACACTGGACGAACTGCAAAAGCGGCTGGATGTGATGAACAGCCAGATTTCCGAACTGCAAACCAAAGTAGATGACTTGACCGCAGGCGAAATTGTAGCAACCGGACAGTGTGGTGAAAACATCTACTATGTTCTCTACGACAACGGCAAACTGCTGCTGCGTGGCACGGGTGCAACCTACGATTATACCTCTCATGATTCTGTGTTCTATCAAAATGGCCAGATCAAGGAAATCGTGCTCAGCAATGGCATTACTGGTCTGGGTGACCGTTTGTTTTATCATTGTGCCAATGCAGAAACGGTATCTCTGCCGGCTACACTGACCAGCATTGGGAATTCTGCTTTTGCACAGGAAGATGCTGCAATCGGCTATACCGCCGGTCTGACTTCTGTTACCATTCCGCAGGCAGTTACTGCGATCCAGTCATATGCCTTTTATCACACCGCCATTGCAGAAGTCACTGTGCCTGCCAGCGTGAAAACGTGGGGAAAGTATGCTTTTAGCGGCTGTGCGAAGCTGAAGACTGCTCGTGTTGCGTGTGATTCCATTGGTGCTTTTGCGTTTACAAGATGTACAGCATTGTCCAGCCTTACCATTTCTGCAAATTGCAGAACCTTTGGGGAAAATATGCTGACATACTGTGAAAGTCTAACAGCTATCACATATGAAGGAACGATCGCTCAGTGGAACGCCATCACCAAACCGATCAACTGGATGTCCTCCGGAGAACATTCCTACAACAATTATCTGAAAAAGATCCAGTGTGTAGACGGCTATTTGGAATATGATCCTGAAAATAATGTGTGGAATGAGGTGAAAAACGGATGATGAAATTTTTAGTGAAACAGCAAAAAATCGAAGCACTGGAGCGAGAGGTCATTGCCTCTGACCAGATCGCATTTGTTTCGGTGAAGTTCGTATTCGATGGGGCTTGGAAAGCTCTGCACAAGGTGGTGCAGTTCACCCAGTGCGAAGAAACATACAACTTGGTGCTTGGCACAGAGGGAACGACTTGCTTGCTGCCTGCTGAACTGCATCCCGGTGCGGTGAAGATGAGTTTGTTTGGCTACGATGCAGAAAGCGATACCACACTGCGTGCGACAACCGTACCGGTAACTCTTCACATTCGACCGTCTGGTTTTGTTGCAGATGGGGATACGCCAATTCCGCCGACGCCGGATCTGTATACGCAGCTTTTGAAAAAGCTTTCCGAGATGCAAACCGGAGCAAACGGAAAAGACGGCAGTTCTGCTTATGAAATCGCCATAGAAAACGGTTTTGTAGGAACAGCTGCAGAATGGCTGGAGAGTTTGAAAGGCAAGGATGGTATTGATGGCAAGAACGGACTACCGGGAAAGGACGGAAAAGATGGTGCAGACGGTTTGCCCGGTAAGGATGGCACAAATGGGAAAGATGGCTTACCGGGGAAAGACGGTAGAGATGGGCGTGACGGAAAGGACGGCGTTTCTCCGGATTTGACAAATTATCCGGATACCGATGCTGTGAAAGCACTGGTTCAAGATGCGGTTCAGCCGCTTCTGGAAAAGGCACATACCCACGAAAATCAATCCGCATTGGATCAGATCAATGCCGCTAAAATCGCACAATGGGATGGCTTTGGCACACAAATCAACGGGCTTAGCACAAAGGTTACAGTCTATTCGGAAAAGGTGGAGAGTAATACTTCCAGAATCGGAACGGCAGAACGCACTTTGGAGAGCCTGCAAAAGCAAATTGACAACCTGACAAGCGGCAGAAATTACACCATTCTATTTCAGTCCGGGCAGAATGCCATTTCGACCTATGCACCAACTCTCAGTATGATTCTGGACGGCAGCTATCAGACAATGACAGATTTTCTGGCTGCCTATCCGCAGTTTTGCAGTGTAGAAAATGATTTCGTGTTGTCCTACTCGCAGACGTGTTTTAACTGGGATAAGTCGGTCTTGACCGTTTGTGCAAAGCCATTGTCCCTGACGAAAAATGCGGAAATCGTGATGTCCTATCAGTCGGGTTCCAGTGAAACCGGAAGTTTGTATCTGGTGCCGAAACCGCAGAAGATCGACATTCCCATTGGCGTGTATGTGAATACAGAAATCGATGCAAATCGTGCGGTTTCTCTGGATTTCCAATGGCTGCAGTCGGACACCTTTATCACCACCATCACAGAATGCACTGGCATTTCTGACGGCGAATATTACCTTGCCTGGGTGGGCAGAAGCAACAATTCTCATCCGAAAATCCGATTCCTGAAAGTACTGGAGGGTTAAAAATATGATGAAAGATACCATTTGCGTGGCTGTCGGCTTGGTCGGCGGCTTTTTTACTGCCATTTTTGGCGGCTGGGACTCTGCTCTTGTGACACTGGTCGTCTTTATGGCAATCGACTTCTTCACCGGCATTATCACCGCCATGATGAAAAAATCCAAACACACAGAAAGCGGCGGACTTTCTTCCAAAGCCGGCTGGTTCGGTCTGGCGAAAAAGGTCTGCACTTTAATGCTGATCGTCGTTGCAGTTCGGATGGATATTCTGCTGAATACCAACTACATCCGGGATGCTGTTTGCATCAGCTTTTGCCTGAACGAACTGCTTTCCATTGTGGAAAATACAAGTTTAATGGGGATCCCGTATCCGCCTGCAATCAAAAAAGCAATTGATGTTCTGCAAACGAAAATCGGCAGAACGGAAGAAACGACCGACAAGGAGGACAAGTAATATGACGATTTTAAGACCAGATGCAACAATGACTCTGAACGGAGTAAAAATCAACGAGTATTTACTCACCAAACACAATCCCATCCATATCGATATGCCCTCTTTTTCCATGACAGGAAAAATCATCGGTGTGACTGTCCATAACACAGACTGGATCACCGTAGCAAGCGGAACGACCCCTGCGGAACAGTATACGAGAGCAACGGTCAATAACAACATGAAGGATGTGCGTGTCCACTACTATGTGGATAACGTGTGTGCGTGGCAGAATCTGCCCCATAGTCTGAGCGGCTGGCACGCCGCTGATGGCAGTGGCAATGGAAATCGCAGAACCATTGCCATTGAGTGTATTATGTCCTCTGCGTACAATTCTGTTGATAAAAAGTCGGAGGACAATGCAGCGAAATTGGCAGCAGCCCTTCTGAAACAGTATGGATTGGACATCAACCATCTCTACACGCATACCCACTGGCTGAATGTTCGTGACGGACGAAACGGAACGATTGATCAATTGAACACCATGTACAATCGGTACAAAATGTGTCCGGCGTATATCTTGCCCCATTGGGCGGAGTTCAAGAAAAAGGTACAGTCTTATTTAAATGCAGGTTCCTCTGTTGCACCTTCTACAAAGCAGCTTTACCGTGTGAGAAAGTCTTGGGCAGATGCGAAGTCGCAGCTGGGGGCATATTCTTCCTTAGAAAATGCAAAGAAAGTGTGCAAGGTCGGATATTCTGTATTTGATGCCAACGAAAATGTAGTCTACACCAATGGCAGTCAGTTCACCAAGGGGCAGAAGGTTGCCATTCGTGCCAATACACCTCTGTTCGCCAGTGCAGAAACTACATCTGTAACCAGAAGAATCAACGGCACTTACTATCTGTATGACGGCATTGCCTGCAAGAACGGTCGTTATCGTATCACCACAAAGCCGGAGTTCTGCGGAAAGACACCGGTGGGACAGTATGTGACCGGTTATGTTTCTTGGGATAATTTCGGGGTGATCGGATGAATGCAGAACAAAAAGACCAGATCCGGCAGCTGCACAGCAGCGGTCTGGGCTACAAGAAAATCGCAGCCCAATTAGGGCTGTCCGTCAACACCGTAGCTTCTTTCTGCAAACGGCAGAGAGAAAGCGAATCCTGCCCACACTGTCCGCAGTGTGGGCGTTCTGTTGTGCAGACACCGCACCGAAAGCCGAAACGATTCTGTTCCACACAATGCCACAATACTTGGTGGAATCACCATGCTGTATCGAGGAACGGCAAATTACAGCAGCTCTGCCCTATTTGCAAAGAGCCGTTTTTTGCCTATCCCAGTTCACACCGAAAATATTGTTCCCGTCTTTGCTATGGGAAGTACAGAAAGGAAATGTGTCATGGAAAAAGAACATTACCATAAGATCATTACGTATCAAACCACAGTTTCGATTTTGAAAAGCTGGATGCATGCTGGATTGGTCACGCCGGAGGAATTCCAAAAAATCAACACCATAATTGCCGAACGTTCCGGCATATCTTTGTGCAGTATATTCCTTGACTCCTGCCCGATCGTACGGTAATATGTCATCGGAAAGGGGGAGATTATCACGGCACGAGTGATACAAAAAGTTGCATTTCCACAGAAAAAGCCGTTCCTGTTGAAACGGACGGCAGCCTATGCCAGAGTGTCCAGCGGAAAGGATGCCATGCTCCATTCTCTGTCGGCACAGGTCAGCTATTACAATCAGCTGATCCAGAGCAATCCGGAGTGGCTGTTCTGCGGTGTTTATGCAGATGAGGCATTGACGGGAACAAAGGAAAATCGTGCAGAATTTCAAAAGCTGCTGAATCGATGCCGGCGGGGAGAAATTGACTTGATTCTGACAAAGTCCATTTCCCGTTTTGCACGAAACACGGTCACCCTGCTGGAAACGGTACGGGAACTGAAAACACTGGGCGTTGATGTCTATTTCGAGGAACAGCGGATTCATTCCATGAGTTCAGACGGCGAGCTGATGCTTTCCATTCTGGCATCTTACGCACAGGAGGAAAGCTATTCTGCCAGCGAGAACAAAAAGTGGCAGATGCGAAAGGACTTTGAACAGGGAAAAGTCGGGAGTATGCGAATGCTGGGCTACCGGCGAACCAAGTCCGGAAAACTGGAAATTGTACCGGAGGAGGCGGAAATCGTCAAAATGATTTTTCTATATTATCTGTCTGGTATGGGCAAGCTGGCAATTGCCAAGAAACTGAACGAACAGCAGATATGCACGGTGCGTGGCTGTGCATGGACGACAGAGGACGTAAGGCGAACGCTCCGCAATGAAAAGTACACCGGAAACCTGTTGCTGCAAAAAAGTTTTCGGGAAAATCACATTACCAAGAAAAAGGTGGCTAACATCGGACAGCTTCCGCAGTATTTTGTTGCCGGTTCGCATGAAGCCATCATTTCGCAGGAACAGTTTGATGCGGTGCAGAAACAAATGGCGGAACGGCAGAAAAAATATGCCGGTTCCTGTACCACAAACCGATATCCATTTACGCAGAAAATACGGTGTGCCTGCTGCGGCAAGTATTACCGCAGAAAAACGACTGTGACCGGTGTGGTCTGGATTTGTTCCACTTACAACACCAAAGGGAAAAAATACTGTCCAACGGCAAAACAGATTCCGGAAAATACGCTGATTTCTGCCTGCTGTGATGTTTTGGAAATATCGGAATTTGATGCGGAGCGATTTGCGGAACAAATCGAACAGATTCAGATTCCTGCACCCAATGAACTGCAATTCTGCTTTTCGGACGGAACGGAACAAACCGTATCTTGGAAAGACCGTTCCCGTTCGGAAAGCTGGACGGCGGAAATGCGAGAGAAAGCGAGGCAGAAAAAATGGCGACAGTCCTAAAAATACCGGCAAAGTTTCATCCCATAACGCATTTGCCGGAAACCAAGGTTCAGAAACGCAGAGTGGCAGCCTATGCCAGAGTTTCCACAGATTCCGAGGAGCAGCAGACCTCTTATGCTGCACAGGTAGATCGCTACACCAAGTACATTCAGGAACGGGCAGACTGGGAGTTTGTTGCAGTCTACACCGATGAGGGCATTTCTGCCCTGAATACCAAACATCGGGATGGCTTTAATCGCATGGTGGCAGATGCTCTGGATGGCAAAATCGATTTGATTGTCACCAAGTCGGTCAGCCGGTTTGCACGAAACACCGTAGATTCTTTGACGACTGTACGAAAGCTGAAAGAAAAAGGCGTGGAGGTGTTTTTTGAGAAAGAAAACATCTACACGCTGGATTCCAAGGGCGAGCTGCTGATCACCATCATGTCCAGTCTGGCACAGGAGGAGAGCCGTTCTATTTCGGAAAATGTAACTTGGGGACAGCGAAAGCGAATGGCGGATGGCAAGGTCAGCCTGCCGTACAAGCATTTTCTGGGCTATCGAAAAGGAGCAGATGGCTTGCCGGAAATTGTGCCGGAGGAGGCGGAGATTGTTCGGAACATCTATCGTTGGTTTATGGAGGGGAAAACGCCGACTGGCATTGCGAGAACATTGACAGAACAGGGCGTTCCGACACCTGCCGGCAAGGAACAATGGTGTTCCAGCACAGTGAAAAGCATCCTGACCAATGAAAAATACAAGGGTTCTGCTCTATTGCAAAAGAGATTTACGGTGGATTTCCTCACGAAAAAATCTAAGGTGAATGAGGGTGAAGTGCCCCAATACTACATTGAGGAAAGTCACCCTGCCATCATAGAGCCGGAGGAATTTGAACTGGTGCAGGCAGAATTGCTGCGGAGGCAAAATCTACGGCGGCAGTACAATGGAAAGAGCGTATTTGCTGCACGGCTTGTCTGCGGTGACTGTGGAAATTTCTTCGGAGCAAAGGTCTGGCATTCCAACAGCAAATACCGGCAGGTGATCTGGCAGTGCAATCACAAATTCCAAGGGGTGTGCAAATGCCAGACACCCCATTTGCAGGAGAGCGTCATACAGCAGCGGTTTCAGGCAGCCGTTCAGGAATTGCTGCAAAAGCGGAAAGCGATTCTGGAAAACTGTCAGGTGATGCTGGAATTGCTCACGGACTGTACGGATTTGGAGTATCAATTACAGGAACTGGAAATGCAGAAAATGCAAATTTCGGAACAGGTACAGGGATATGTTCGGGAGAACAGTGAAATTGTGCAGGATCAGGAAAAGTATGAGGAACGGTATCAGGCACTTGTGGGACAGTATGAACCGCTGCAGAAACAAGAAACCGCTCTGCAGGAACGGCGAGCAGAGCGGTTGGCAAGACGGGAACAGATTCAGGGCTTTCAAAGAGTATTGAACGGACAAGATGGGATGCTGCCGGAATTTGATACACAATTGTGGCTGGCTGCTGTAGAAAAAGCAGTGGTGCATCGAGATGGAAAAATCGTGTTTGTTTTGAAAGATGGGACGGAGTTGGTGCAGGAAATTTGAGGAGTGTGGGGTGCAGAACGCACTCCCTTTGCTTTTCGGGTGTGCATTGTATCATTTGTGACGTGCGTTTCCAGTTGCGACGACCGGATTTAAACCATAAAAGCTTGAAAACTTATATTTGAGTTTTCAAGCTTTTTCTTTCACACTGCTTGCAATTTCAGTTTTTTTGTGGTATAATTTCAATAACAAGTAAATCACGATGCGAAAGGGTGATGACTATGGAGAGAATTTTTAATATTACGGGTTCCTGCAATCCGCAGCAGCATTATATGGTCAATCTGGATTCTAGACTTGCGGAGATCAAAAAAATGATCGACCGTGGGGATTATTTTACAATCAATCGAGGAAGATAGTATGGGAAGACGACGATAATTCGTGCGTTAGCTTCCTATTTAAGCGAGGATTATTTTGTCATCAGCATGGATTTTCAGTTTGTTAGTCATTCTGATTTTGTCAGCGAAAGTGCGTTTGTTCGGGGATTCGCACGAGAATTATGGTGTCAAAGAGAAATGCGTGAAATGATAATTCCTGAGATTCAATCACAAATCAAATCATTGAAACAAATTGGCGTAGAATATACATTCACACTCGACTTCTTCCCAAGAACGGGAAAATCGCTGATTTGTTCCCAAAGACGTATCTCCGTGGAAACAAGTCAGCGTATGTTATCAATTCAAGGGTATCGAGGCACGTTGAGTGCGTGGTTCTTTTGTCCCAACTTCCAGACGAGCATATTGACATAGATATAAACCTTGATGAGTTGACTTAATTTGCAGAATGTAGGGCGACTTACTCCATATTTGATAGTTTCAGTTGATTTTTCTTGCGTTTTAGCGTATAATGATAATAACAGCGTGGGCTGACACGATTCAATCCGGTGGTCACATTCATGACCAACTCTGTTGCGAAAGATACAGAGCGTTGGCGAAGGCAACGAAATTCCTCGCTCCCCTGCCGAACGTAAGGGTCGGCATAGTTGAACGGACAACAGAAAAATCAGTCACTAGAGGGTGGTAGTATTACTGCGGTAATTCACCACCCTCTTAAATTTTATGCAAGAACACCACTTAGCTAATAATTAAGTGGTGTTTTCTGCATTATGTATCTGTATCAATTTCTGCAAGAACTTCTTTTCCGTATTTTTCGAGCATCTCTGCTAAAAAATCGATGAACTGCTCAAATTCTGCATTGCTATCCATATCACACCTCGAAATCAAATTCTGTTTCTGTATTTTTCGGTTCGCCCTTTACCGCAAAACTGTAAGTATCACCGTCGGTTGACACCGATGCCAACGCCCCCTCGGTATAGTTAGCATTGTTACGCTTTACAACGTGTTTTAGGCAGTTATCCACGAAGTCTGTGATAATGAGAATCGCATCAGTGACTGGCATATCTGCGGTCAATGTAGTGCTGTAACTTATACTCTCAATCGTGCCATAGTCGGGGTCAAACGTCATGCAAGTTTGCTTAATTAGTACATTCATTTTTCTTTACCTCTCTAAATCAAAATCATTATTTTTATTCCGCTCTTTGACGGCTTGTGCTTGCATCTGAGCTTGCATCAGTCGTTGCTGTGCAGGATTACCCTTGCGGACGTAACCACGCTCTGAGAGCAGTTTCTCAGCCTCGTAGCGGGCTTGGCTTTTGGCAACATATTTCAGTTTTTCTCGCTCCTCAGAGAGTGCCTTTTGCTGTCGCTGTAAGGTGGCTTGTGCCTGCATCAGTTGCTGTTTATCCTGCCGGATTTGGTATTGTTTTTGTGCAATTGTTTGTTTGTCTTTTTCAACCGCATCACGTTCAGACAACACCATTTTTGCAGCTGTCATTTGCTTTTCCAACTCGATTTCTTCTTTTGATTTTTCAATGATTTTTTCTTTGCCAAAAAGAGTTTTTTCAACTTTTGTCGGTGCAGGTGTAAACGCATCAACCATATTTTCGGCTTCTGTTTTTTTGTCAGCGATTATCTGATTTTGCGTTTCGATTTCTGCTTGATTTTTGGATTTTACGGCTTCCTGTTCTGTAATTTCAGCCCTGTTTTTATAGGCGGTCTGGCGGTACTCCTCGCAAGAGTAAGTCTGCCCTCTGCCTTTGGTTTCTTCGGCAATTTCTATGCCGTGTGCCTCGCAAATTTCACGAAAAACTTTCCGCTCCGATTGCGTGAAGTTGGCAATTGCCTGCTTGCCTGTACCATACCCCATTTGTTCCAACGCCTTATTGATGCCTTGCTGTCTAGTCATACCTTTTTTCATGCCGTCAGCGTATGGAATCATATCATAATGCAGGTGCGGTGTAGCTTCATCTTGGTGTATCACAGCATTAAAAACGTGGAACTGTGGGTTACGCTCCCCAAAGCCTGCCATGTACTCTCGCAGACACTCAACAGCAACTTTTGCGGCTTCTGGACTGCTTGCATATCCTGTGTCGTGCATCGTGCCAACCCCAACCACGTACTCATAGAAAGATTGCTGTTTGTTATCGTTTTTGATGACAGTGTCGGCTCTCATTGTATCGGCTCTCACGCCAAACATTTTTTCAAAATAATCTGAAATTTTCCTATCGGAACGGCGTTGCTTTGCGTTGTATTCTGCCACCGCATCGCCAAATATTTCCTCATAAGCATCGGCTAAACTTTGCCGTTTTAACTCGATGTTGTCTTTAATCCTTGCTTTGTCCACGTTCGGCGAAATCATCTCTCTGTTGTTGTGCCTCAGCTTACCTTTACCTCTTGCATAACTGATACGCTTCATCTATACCGCTCCTTTCGTTGATTCCGACGTATAGGTATAACTTGCTATACCTATTGCCGTCTACCTCTGTCTATGCCTTGCAACTGTAGCTGTCTGCATCGTACTGTCCCACGCTTGCTGATTTCCAAAAAGCACGCATTTTCGCCGTTTTCACGGCTTTGCGTGTCTTTTTGCCCAATCCGCAAGCTCACACTGGACTTGCAAGTCTTGGTTCTGCTACTCTTTTTAAGAGTAGCCCCTTATCACTTTTGACAACTGGCTAGCCGTCATCAAAAGTGTAAGTGGCTCTCCGAGGGGCAAGGGCGTTGCCCTGCACCCACTCTGCCGAGGGCTTCAAGTGGGGATACCCCACTTAAAAATCTCCCCTTATTCGCATCGTTAGCGTTACTGTTACCGTTACGGCGTAACGGTAAGCAACGCACTCATTGCATCATCTCTGCTAGCAGCTCACGTTTGTACTTGTAGTACGTGTTTCGTGAGATGCCTGCAAGCGTTATACACTCGCTATCGTTAAGCGTACCGCCGAAGCTTACGTTATGCTTGCGGATAATCTCTTTTGCAGGCTTTGCTTTTTTTACGTTTAACTTTCGCCCTGCAACTTGTCCTATCTGCTTGCCGTTTCTCCGTGCAGTTTCGATGCCCTCAGCGGTTCTCCGATGCAGGTCGTCCACCTCTTTTTGCGATTGTTCAAAGGCAAGGCGAATCTGATTCTCTGCAAGAATTTTTAGCACGTTGCGAGTAGCTTTGATGTATTCATCGGCTATCTGATTCCCAGTGTCAGACAGTCCCTCAGCACTACTTAAAGCCTTGCTGTAAGTCGCCGTGTTGATGTGCGGCTCCTTTATAAAAACAAGGTTGACACCCTCGTCGTATAACTGCATGTACAGCCCAACACCCTCGTCAGCATTACGGCTCATACGACTTACACTATCAAAAATAATTGTGTCGCCGGAACGTGCAAGCTTCACGATTTCTTCCAGTTTCTTTCTGCCTGTCGTTTTCGTTCCAGTGTAAACTTCCTTGTAAATTTTAGCATTAGGATATGCTTGAAGAATGTTACGGACTTGTCTATCTATGTTTTGCTTTGGGGTGGAGATGCGACAATATCCATACTCCATTTTGATTCACTCCTTTCTGTTTTACTTGTACCAATTCAAGCGGTCGTTAATTTCAATTTTGCTACGGAATCAGTGCAACCATATTTTCTGACAGCACTTTTGGTACTTGCTTTTTTTACGGTAAAAATTGTACTCAATTAGCCATACATACGCTCCGTATTTGCGTATTTATAATCTTGCCACAACGCTGTGTTACGCTCCGTACATTTTGTATTTTCCCAGAAACTTTTTTCCGGTGATGCTGGCATCGGGGATTGCACTGGTGGCGTGTCGTTTGTATGTATATCCGCTGCCATATCGTAGCACCGCTCCAGCCAGTATGCTATAATATTAGATGTGAAGTGATACTCGATGCGATAATATAGCTCAACGTTGGTATCGGCATCAGTCACTCTAATATTTTTGCGTTTAGTGGGCATCTCATCGCCCACTATTTTTTTTGCCGTTCCATATGTACAAGTTGCCGTTATCGGCATTGCATAATCACCGTAGCCACGCATACACTGGCAATTTTTCGGGTAAAATGGAATGCGGTGCTCTTTCTTGGCAGAGCACGGATTGAGATAACGTATTATTGCTTCCAGTTCGCCTTGACTGGTGATTTTTCGTATCAAAACTTGCATCGGATTTTCGTAGCCTTGCTTTCTTCCCCACCACTTTTTTGCCCACTTCTCAAACGTTTTCGGTATCTCGTGAAAGCATGCAATGTAATGAACGTGCCAGCTGCCATCTTCACACGGTTCAAGAAATTTGTGAATACCTTGAAATTCATCTTTAAACTGCTTTTTCAAGCGATTGATGAAACCAGTAGCTAAGCGATTCATTTCATCGTAGGACGGACGACTTGCCATGGTGCAGGTGATAAACAGGCACTTGTCCCACTTATAACTCGCGATGATTTCCTTGCCTACATGAACCCACGTCAGATGCAGGCTTTTGCTGGTGCGACAGCTAAATAATTCACCTGTTTCCACATCAATTGTGCTGTAATCAACGTCAGCAATGCCATTGTCCACATTACACGCACTAGCATCTACACCTATGCTTTTGGTGTTCTCAACAGTTGTTTTTTTGGCGGAACTATTACCCCTCTCAGAAGCAGTTGCGGGCTTACGCTTCGGCTTGCTATGATTATCGAGCAAGTAACACGCCAAATCGTCAGCATTTTTGAAGTGCTTCGCTCGTTTCAACATGTTACTTACCGTAACCACACTCTTGCCAATAGCAGGGTAATACTCCACCATCACTTTTGTATTTTCGCCCGGCAAGTCTGCACAATGTTCGCCGGTAGTTACTTCAACTTTCACGTTGTCGTCCTGTTGCTGGACTGACTTGTATCGGCAATTCATCTCCGGCATCTCCTTTCTCTGTAGTAAAAAACGACCGTAAAGGTTATCTATAATCCAAGATAGTATTTTTCAGCTTCTGCACTGATTTCATCGATTGCTTTCAAAAACATCTGACGGTCTGCATCACTGAGTTTACCTCTCATTTTACGGTTAAATGTGCTTTCGCTGATGTTGCAGTGCTGGGCAATCTGATATAGCTTTACACCTTTTCTCATCGCTTTAGCTTTGACATCAAAATTATTGCTTGTGTACATCATGTTACATCGTTCCTTTCAGTTTCTTTCAAAAGAAAATCGTTCTTTTTCTTTCACCTGTTATATGTAAGGTTTAAGGGAAAAACCAAATCTACCACCTGCAACAAGGCATAAAAAAAGACCACCAAACCAGCTACTTTAAGCTTGATTTGATGGTCTTTTAGTTATATTTTTGTTTGCAATGCACAGTGTTATGTGTCGGATTTTGTGCAAAACAGAGAAATGAAAAAGAAAAATCAATCTCCTTGAAAAATGTACACTTGTGATGTGGTATAATAGGGATAAACACAAAAAGGGGAGTGATGACAATGGGCAAGGTGAGGTGCTACACATATACAAGAGTGTCAACGGCAATGCAAGTTGACGGCTATAGCCTAAATGCACAACGTGATAAATTACATAAATACGCTGAGTACCAAGGTATGCAGATAATCGAGGAGTTCACCGACGAGGGCAGGTCAGGCAAAAACGTTGTCGGCAGATTGGCTTTCCAAGAAATGCTCTCAAAAATTAAAAGCGGTGAAGATAATGTATCATATGTGCTTGTATTTAAGCTGTCCAGATTCGGGCGTAATGCAGCTGACGTACTTAACAGCCTACAGCTAATGCAGGATAATGGTGTCAATCTGATTTGCGTTGAGGACAACATTGATAGCTCCAAGGATAGCGGAAAACTGATGATTTCTGTACTTTCAGCTGTTGCAGAAATCGAACGTGAAAATATCCTCGTCCAGACTATGGAAGGACGAAAGCAGAAAGCCAGACAGGGCGAGTGGAACGGCGGATTTGCTCCGTTCGGCTATCAGTTAATTGATAAGAAGCTGATTGTGGACGAAAAAGAAGCCGAGATTGTACGGCTCATTTTTGATAAGTTTACCACTACTACAATGGGGATAAACGCAGTTGCATCATATCTCAACCAGCACGGCTACCGCAAAGCAAAGCGGCAGAATAACAAGCTGGAAACCTTTGCTGCATCTTTCATCAAAGGCGTACTGGACAATCCGGTTTATGCTGGCAAAATCGCCTACGGGCGGCGTAAAAGCGAGAAAAAGGCAGGAACGAGAGGGGAGTATCACACCGTTAAGCAAGACGATTATATGCTTAGTGAGGGTGTCCACGATGCCATTATCACAGCTGACACGTGGGAAGCAGCACAGAGGAAACGTAAACAAAACGGTACGGCAAATCCCAAGACACATTCTTTGGAGCATGAGCATATTTTATCAAGCATTCTGAGGTGTCCGGTGTGCGGTAGTCCGATGTACGGAAACGTCAACCGCAAGAAAAATAAAAACGGCGAATACTACCGTGATTACTTTTACTACGCTTGCAAGCACCGCAGGTTTAATGACGGCATTACTTGCCACTACAAGAAGCAGTGGGGACAAGACGTGATAGACACTGCCGTTGAGCAGTTCATCTCTCAACTTACAAAAAATCCAAAGTTCAAAAGTGCACTTGATAAAAAAATCAGTTCTGAAACTGATGCCTCAGAACTTGAAAAAGAAATCGAAATCCTTGAAAAAAAGAGAAAGCAACTTGTTGGGGCAAAAAGTCATTTGTGGCAGAGAATGAGTGACCTTGATATAGACGATAATTTCTACACGCAAAAGTATGCCGACATGGAAGAACAACTCAATAAATTTTATGCTGAAATAGAAAGTGTGGACAGTAACATTGAGATGCTCAGGCAACGTATTATCAATGCCCAGCAGGACAAGCTGTCCTCAGAGAGTGTGTACCGTATCCTAGAGCACTTTGACAAGTTTTACGACAAGTTTACCGACAGAGAAAAGAAACAGTTTATGGGGGCTTTTATCGAGCGTATTGACATATTCCCAGAACGGCAGGAAAATGGCAGAATCCTAAAAAGTATTAAGTTCAAATTCCCAGTGTGGTACGGCGATAAATCATATGTCGATTTCTGTTGGAACGAAAAAAGTCCCGTTGAGTGCGTGGTATTGATGTCAAGAAAAGATGAATAAAAGCAAAAAAGTGGTGTATTTCCGGGCTTTTTCGGAAGTTGAGATGTAAAGCCTAATCATTGAAAAGGCTCGGTTATTTTATAGGGGAACATATCTACTGCGAAAATGTGTGTCAGGTTGTGACCTCGGATTTGATAACGCAAATTGAGTGAGTGGATTAGATGTCAGGGATTTTGAAGTGATTTTTGAAAGAGGAAAAAAGTTGACAACAAATCCGGCAACTCGATAGTAAAGGCGTTTTCGGGCAGTGGAATAGATGTTATGGAAGGAGGAGAATACATGAACGATTCAGCGTGGATTTGGCCAGCTTCGGATATGGATTTCTGGAAAATTGACAACAAAGAAACTTCTGTGAAAATTAAGTGGAGCCACAATTGTTTTGAGGATTATAAGACTTTGTCATATCAGTTCTATAAGTGTGGATACAAAACTTTTGAAGAAGTGATTGGCAGTGGATATGATAACGTTAAATCAGATATGTGGTTTTTAACAGGAATATTCTTAGTTCGACATAGTATTGAATTAGGATTGAAGGCTTTATTATGCAGAGTTTTGCCTCGTAAAAGAGATATTGAAGATGCTTTTGAAGCATGCTGTCATGATGTTTCTATGCTATTTCATAAATATACTGATGTGAGACTTGAAAATTATCTAACTGAAGAAGAGGAAGACTGGTTAATTAGATATTTGGATTCATTAGAAGAAGTTGATAAAAAATCGGACATGTTCAGATTTCCTTTTGAAGATGAATTCCTTTCTAAATACAGGGATAAGTTTTTAGACAATGTGGATGTTGCAAATAATATGCTACAAGGTTATGCGTTAGTAAAAAAATGCATTGAGAGAGGAATTGTTACAGAAGAAGATGAGTTTGACGGAAAATTAAAACCGGAGTTCTTTGTCTTTGCTTCACATGGAATTGGAAATTGTTATTTATGGCAAAGAATTTCTGACGAAGGTTTCCATGTTAAAGTTGCAGGGTATTCTGAGGTGATTGATTATATTTATCAGAATCAAAATATCACCAATGAAGATAAGCTATATCCTCTAATCTTCATGTTTAGAAATACGATTGAATTATGCTTGAAGAGGTTGTTCTATAGTAGAGTTGATAATGGCGTTCCACTGAAGGTGTTTAATTCAAAACGAAAAAGCCATCTTATAAAGAAAGATTTGTGGAAGAACGTTAAACCAGTAATTAAAAAATATGCAAATGATTCTGGCGAAGACCTTACAACTATTGATATAGTTGAAGGCTTATTGGAAGAAATTAACGAATTAGATAAGAATGGGGACAACTTCCGCTACCCAACATCTTATAGTTTGGAATATCGTTTTGATAACAAAGAGTTAGATATAAGCAATGTATATACATACCTTAAAGCAATAATCAATTTTCTTGACGGTTGCGATTCAATGCTTGACGCTATCGCAGATTATCAAAGTGAGATAAAAGCAGAATATGAGGCTGAAATGAGGGCAAGTTTGGATTGGTATTAAAATAATTCGCGAAATTTACAAGGCCTATTATAGAAAACCAAAGGAGGTATTTTATGGCAATAGTGCAAGATGCATATTTCATTCCTGATGATATAGCAACAGGATTAGCAACAGGAATATATCGAAGAATCGGTAGTGTGGTAAGGTGGGCAACTGGTCCTAATAAGGGACAAATAGTAAAGCACCTTAAGCCAATTGACCTACCAGCAGCAGAGCAGGTTCAGGGTGTTGGTGCTAAAGCATTACAGTTTGTAAAACAGCATAAAAAAGAAACAATAATTGTTGTGGCGAGTGCAGTAGCTGTTGGCGCTGGTGCTTGGGTTTGCAATAAAGTAAAAAACCATGAACCAAAGGTTGTAACAGAATTCAGAGCTAGCCTGAAAAGCTATATTGATGCAATTCGCAAGGGGGAGATGGATATTGATAAGATTAATAATCTAATGAGCTCTTTGGAAGCGTTGAAAGCTGACAAAAATTATTCAAAAATCAGTATTCAGCTTACATCAGAAGAACTTGATGTTTTAGTAGGACGAATTTATGAATATACCATGAAGCTGGCAAGTGATAATGAAATAGAAATAGCCGCAGACGACTTAGAAGAAGAAAAAGATGTTATCAAGAATCTGCAATCTTATCTTAAGGTACAGAGACGTATATTTGCTGAAGCTGCATAGAATGGAGGATAAATATGGGCTTTTTCGGGAATTTATTTAAAAGTGAATTTGAAAAATGGGTTGAAGGAGCTTCTCATGAGGAGCTATCAGAGGCTTATGAAGAAGAAAGACAGGATTGGATTAAGAACGGATTCAATGGTGGAACCGGTGAAAAAACTCCTAAAATGAATCGTCTTAATAAAGAAATAAGTAAACGTGTAGCTGAAGAATGGGAAAATGACCCACGAAGAAATAAAGACCCAAACTTCCGTTGGACAGATGCTAATCGTTGGGATAAGGATTAAAATGATAAAGACTCCCCATCACCGGATGTATTCCAGTGGTGAGGAGCCTTTTTGCGTCTATAAGCATTACCCTTCAATATCAATTTTAAGTCCGGACTTGAGCTCCACCGTGAAGTGGTCATCCCAGAGGATGATTTGTTTAAGCCAGCGCTTTACCAAAGTCTCATCGAAATCCGTAAGGCTGGCAGGCTGCTTTTTAATGTAATCTTGCAGGTCATTGATTCTTGCAATCTGTGCATCTCTGGCAGCAGTGTCAACAGTGCATTTTTCACGCTGTTCACGAAGCTGGAAAATCTGATCGGCAATTTCATCGTATGCTTCTTTGCTGTTAGCCTTTTGTAGCAGTTCCTTTTGCAACTCTATAAGTTGCTCGTCAATTCCGTCAGCGGTATTTTTCTGTGCATCTCGGATGACCTTTGCAATATTCTGCTGAAGCTGTACCTGAAATGTTGACTTATCACCAAGGAGCGTGTTAATTGCCTGAACTACCACATTTTCCAATATTGTTTCATTGACGGTTCTGGCATGACACTCCAGTCCGGTGGATTCCAGTCTGCTGATGCATCTCCAAACAACTGATTTACAGCCACGATTGTTCCAGTGAATTCTGCGGAACATTTCACCACAATCACCACAAATTACTATCTGTGCAAAGCAGTGATTACAACTGTAGCAACGCTTTTTGCCATTGGCACTGGTTTTGACCACTCGCCTGCGTACCAGTTCGTCCTGTACTCGTAAGAAGATATCTTTTGGAATGATGGCTTCGTGGTTTCCTTCCACATAGTACTGGTAGTGTAAATTACCTTTCTCACGTCAGCGGAAAATTTGAAGATCGGTGAGATCACATCCCAGTTTTTGTACCAGCTCTTCATGGCGTTTGGATAA